TAGCCGGTATGCCGCCCTCGGTGTCTGGCGGCTCTCCCTCTCGGTTTCCGCGACTCAGAACATTGTTATACCCGGCAAGAGGTGGATTGACGGCGTCCCTAACTGGCCTCCATGCAAGGCTGCGTGACATTGTTTCGGCACGCTGAAGGATTCCCGGCTTACCCTGTGCGATTACATGGCGTGCCCCGGATACAACGAGCGTCAGCCCGTGCATCTGGTCAGATCCCTGCTCGGTCGTGTAGTCGTAACGCCGGATCAGAACTGAAGCCTTATTGTTCGCGTCGATCGCCTGCCCGAGGAATAGTCTTTGATCAACAATCGCAGACGCCAGTCGCATTAGGTCTAACAGGTTTCCTTTTCTGTCGGTCGTCAGGATAATTCTCACACTGAACTCGACCTTGGCACCGAAGTCCATATCGGATTCATTGTGGATGATCTTAATCGTTCTGGCCGGTGCAGGTGCAGTGATCGTCACTTCTTCATCGGTTACGGTGTACTTGACCGTCAATCCGTCTTCGCTGGCGACGTAATCGAACGATTTACGCTGCATCCCCGGAACAACAGGCGGGACAGTGATAGCCCTGAAGTCGTGCGGATTCCAGTTCGGATTGGAGAGTGTCAGGCTGCCCGTGTACGTTCTGGTCGTGTATCCGCTGTCGTTGATTCGATCTGTGCAGGACCAGCGATGTCCGAGGATTCCAAGTTTCTTCTGAGTGCTGGCGAACTCATCGTTAATCAGAGCGTATTCGACCTGATCTTCTGCCGGATCTTCCGGGCTTAACGTTTCTCCATAGATTCGTTCAGCCGCCATTGTAGACAGCGGGTTTACGTGGCACTGTGCTGTCGTGGCAAACTCGACCGAGAATTCAACTCGCCAGACGTGGTTGTTGGCTACGTGCGTAACATTGCATTCTTTTGGGAATGGTCCGCCGTGGATATCGTGCCGCAGGTTGATTGTTCGCAGGTCGTCGTTTGAGTCCGTGTACGTTGATCGCGGTGGATCAATCACAAACAGAGGATCGCCGATAGCCTCGTCAAGAAATAGCGGGTTATTGGCGTTGCCGATATTCTGCTGCTCTTTGACTGATCCTGTGGCCAGAGTTGAATACACGAGCCGCCGACGTGGTTGCAGCAGGAACTTGCGAAGTACTCCAAACTGCTGACTGGCTCCCTGATCAATTCCGTTGCCGGGGTATTCAGAAAGCTGTGGGAACACGCCGATGGTTTTGTGGTCGGTCGTTGTGAAGTACCCGAGAACCTTCAGCATCGTTCGAGTGTACTGGTAGTTCCCTGCTTCATCGTTGACTGGGGTTTCAATAAAGCTCAGCGTCTGGACGTTCTGAAGCCTGATCCCGTTGTATTGCAGGATGGTCTGAGTGGTCATCAGTTGCCCCCATTCACTGGCTTACGAGGACCGGCAAGCCGCTTGCCAAGGTCGATCATGTCGACAGCATTCTGCCCAAACAGAGCATCGCGTCCCTCGAATGCCTGAGGCAGGTTAGCCCCCGGATTTCTCAGCCTGTCTGCTTCTTTACGAAACATCGCTTCGCCTTGGTCGCCCGGTATTAAATCAAGGATCGCTGCTTTGATTTCAAGCTCGATGGCAACGAGGTTGTTAATTGCTTCAAGGATCGTTGACAGGATAGCGTCCGTCGCGGTGCCCCACAGGTTGCCGATCTGGTTTCCGGCTTCATTCCAAGGCTGCATCGCATTTTCCAGCCGGTTCACCTGATTCAATCGTTCGGCCCCAAGCCCACCCATACGGTTGGCCATGTCGAACTTACGCATCTCTCGATTCAGTTCGAGTTGTGCGTTAGCGTGGGCCAGAAGCCCGCTGTAGCTTGCCAGTGCAAATGTGGTCTGCAATGCAGACTCAGCCAGTCTGTTCAGGCCTGAGATCGTGGCTTTAATGGCCGCCCCGACTAGCGGGATACCGTAGGCCAGAACTCCGATTCCAACTGCGGCTGGTCCCAGTGCCGCACCGAACCTTGCAGCAGTTGCAGCAGGGATTCCGAAGCGACCGCCAACCTGAGTAACCATGTTAACGCCAGCTTGACCGGCAGCCTGTCGCCACCGGGCAGGAATGATGTTTCCGATCCTGCTGAGGACTGGTCGCATATAACTGGCAATCCGCGTTGCTGTCGCGATGCCGCCTCTACGTGTCCGGCCTCTACGGAAGAACGATCGGAACCGCTGCCATCTCGTTTGAGGCTGCTGCGGATTGCCGCCGTTAGCCGCTCCGTTTGTTGCTTCAGTCAGTCGGTCGATTGATCGACGTAGATTCTCCTGAGCCTCACGGGTGGCCTCTTCAGTTTCTCGCGGAACATTGAAGTAGTCCGCAACCGTGTCCATCAGACTGGCGAACGCGGACGGCGGCCCGTCTTCTCCAGCCTGTCGCGGAATGCCACCGAGAATGGTCGTTAGGTTGTTGGCTAACGTGTCTAGGAAGTTGTGGTTGGCAATATCCGGACGAACTCCGAACATCCTCTGGAAGAACTCCAGAAGCTGCCTTAGGATTCCGTCGTTGTCTTCCGGATCGTCTGGTGGTTGAGGTGGATCATTGCCGCCAGGTGGAATGCCTCCAACCCCGCCGCTATCCCATCGCGGAGGGTTGTTCAGATCAGGGATGTCGCCAATAGCTCGACCAGTAAAGACGGCACTACGGTCTACATTCCCAGACTGTTCCCACGGCGTTTGTGCTGTCGCTTGGCGTGCTCTCGCAGAAGTTGACAGCCTTCCGCTTCCATAGGTTGGATGCGGGTGAGAAACAGGCTCCGGTGCCTTTCTCTCGGACAGAGACTGAAACTTCAGGCCTTCAACTATTCCAGCCTTAACAGCTTGTTCGAGAGATAGCTCCCACCTTGCTGGCCTATCGGGGTCTGCGTGTGATCTGCCGTTCTGGTCTGGGATTGTTGCCTGAGGAATGAACTTTGCGTGCTCAAGCCCGACATCTGTGAATGAGATATCGTTATCGCCGCTGAGTCGGTCTGCAATCTTCTGAAGTGCATTCAGGTCGCTAGTCAGAACTTTTGGATTTGACCCAAGTCCATAAAGCCGGACAGTGTCGCCAGCTATGCGGTCTACAGTCTTGCTTACCTGATCTGCAAATGTCCCTGATGACATAACCGAACTAGCCAAGTCAGGTGATTCCTGCCTTGCTCGCTCGAAGCGAATAGTCATTGTCCCGGAATTTGCGTTGTGCTGTGCATCTGATGTACTAAACCCAATACTCTTCAGATATTCCTGAATGAACCTAAACTTGTCGTTGGTCCTTTGATCGTTTGGGCCTCCGCTAAATGCCGAGAAAGATCCACTATCAAGATATCGCTGAACCTCCGACTTTAGCGTGTCGGCAATATCTTTCTTGAGTTTCTCGTCTGCATTTGGGAAGTGCGAAAGATAGGCGTTTAGTGCTGATGTTAGCTCGTTGCCGCTCATCACTTGCCCTTTCGCTTTGATGCGGAAACGGCTTTCGCTACCGTCGCCTCGTTCTCATACAGTTGATCGAAGTAATCTTTGCCGGGAGTCCCAAACACAAGCCCAATGCCCTGTGCGATTGCCATAGACTGCCAAGCCTGTCCGCGTTCCAGATTCAGGTAGATTCCGAAGCGTCGTTCGTGCTCTGTTCCGGCGTCGAGTCGACCGAGGATTTCGGCTCCGCAGTTAAAGGCAAGGTCGGCATCTCCTCGCCACTTTTTTTTTGAAATCCTGAGTACGCTATGAATGCCTTGAGCAGGTCCAGACATTCCAGTTCAGTCAGCCCGCGTTCTTCGACAGTTCCAACGCCAAACACACTACGTGTCACGCCTGCGACTTTACCGATGATCTTTTCGCGAAGTGCTTCGACCTTCATAAGCCTGAAGTCGTCTTCGCGGAAGTCCTCGTGTTGTTGCAACGCCCTCCAGAGGACCATCGGATCTGCGTAAACAGTCCGATGGCCGTTCCAGAATTTGAATACGTAGCGGCTGCGATTAAACAGCCAACGCTTGAACAGGTTGATCATGATTCAGCAGCTTGAGTTGAACCGGCGTAGGTCGCGAGATTGGTAACGAGATGATTGTTCTCGGTGAACAGGTAAGTCTTGCCGTCGCCGGACTGAGTCGTGTCAGTCGTGAACGGATGAGCTTCGATGTCCATGTCCACAACAGTGTTCTTTGACCCAAGCGGGAATCGAATCGGACCAGCAAACCAGCAGTTCGGATAGTTCAGGAACGTTGCGAATGTCGGTGCATTGGCGTCAGCAGCAGTGGCCGCTGTATCGGCTGCACCAATCAGCAGGATCTGGAAAGCTCGCTTGCCACAGGACAGAAGCCCGCCAATGTTGACCAGCGTTCCGGCTGCTCCGGTTGACCAGTTCGTCGATGCCTGGCCTTCCCGAATCTTCTTGATCAGAGCGGCAGAGTATTCAACCATCGAAAGCCCGATCTTGGCTTTCTTACCCATGAACTGGCGATCGACAGGAGGGCCAGCAGTTCCACCGTATTGATCGGAGTGGATTGGATTGGTGAAGAACTCTTCTTCAACCTGCACACCTTCGACGGAGTATCCAAGGCTTACGAAACCGTTTCCGTCTCGCAGATTGACTTTTACCAGCACAGGGCCGGACACGTATGGGCAATATGAACCAGTCATGTGGGCAGTTCCTTATGGATATCTTCGGCTTGGAAAATAGTGTGCACGATCACGCCAGAGATTGAGGTTATTCCACTCGGCGATTGTCGGCCCTTCGCTGCTGACTTCCCCGGCTTCCGTTGCCGCAGGTTCATCAGCAGTTATGACGGCGTTACCGTCCTGCAAGTCCTTGATGTGGCCCTTGCGAATGTTTTCGTAGAATTGCAGTACGTCCGGGTTCGATGTGGCTCGACGCCGGAACAAGTGAACCATTGCGATCTCGCAGATGATTCGCTTGAAGTACTCAAGGTCAGATCCTGTTAAGGCTGCAAGTTGTGCCGCCTCGTATCGCCCACCCTTGCGAAGTGCAGCGATAACCTCACCTTCAGCAGCACACAGAGCCTTGTCGACTCGTGGACTGTTCGTCACGTCAACTGCTGATCCATCACTGTTATCGTCGATAACAAGCTGCTGGATATCTCGCTCGTCGAACGTGTCGATCAAGTCTGAAGCTGTGACGTATGTTGGAGTGGTCATCAGGATTCGTCCTGAGGTGTTCGTTGTGGTTTGTGGCTCAGAGCAACATTAGACAAGGATCACCACCCTTCCAGATTTCAAAAAGAACCCGTCGAGAGGCACGTCAAATCGGCGACACATGATCGTTCGAAAGAGAGGTGCGACGGGCGTGTTTATGAAAAGGTGGTCAGCCGGGGAGGCGTCCGACTGACCACCGTGCAACAGCCCAAAGGCTGATGATTACACTGCGTTCTGGAACATGACCGCAGATTCTGGAGCGGTGAGGATGTAGACATAATCCTCAACAACGCGGCCAGACGTTCGGCGGTTGTCCTTGTCCTTCTTCGTTTCAGTCGTCATCTCTTCGTACATGAAGCAGGTCAGAGATGAGAAGGACGGTGCACCGTAAGTGCCTTCAAGTGAACCCGGACGGGCACAGATGAACGGCGTTGCGGTTGGCAGAACCTGAGACTTGGTTGAAGTGGCTCGCTTACGTGATGTCACGCGGCGAGTCTTTTCAACGATGAGGTTCAAACCGTACAATTGAGCGGGCAAACCGTAGAATGCGTTCTGGTTGCTGGTTCGCAGATCGCCGCGAACCTGTGCCAGTGCATCAGGTGAACCCTTGATGTACTCGACGATCTCCTGACACTCAGCCAACTGTCGGGCCAAAGTGGAGTTGATCACGAGGTACAGATCGTCGATGTCGACAGCCGCCAGCGTGTCATCAAGGATCAGTTCGCGAGCCACGTTCAGGCTTCGCTTGATGTCCTGACGGTTGCTGGTGGAAGCCGCCCAAGTGCCGGTATTGCCGGACACTGCGGAGATATCGACAACGTGGCTGGAAATGTGGTTTCCAGTCGTCAACATCGCGTTCAGTGCCAACATCGTGCGTGCAGTCATTGCCTGCTGAGCCTTACGCTGAGCGTTCTGTGCGACGATGTCCCAAGTTGCCTGATCGACAGCCTTGTCACCGATCGTGAAGGCCCACTGACGGCGAGCCGTCTGGAAAGCCTTGTACTCGTGCTCTGAGGTGCCATCGCGGCCACCAGGAGCGTTGTCGCCATCGTTCCACAGTGCGTCAAGGGCGGTGTCGTCGATGATTCGACCACCTTCGTCAATCGTGCACTTCAGGTAGTAGCCGACTGACTTGTCGACTTTCGTAATCTGAGTGTACTTGTTGACGTCAAATTTCTTGACGTTTCGACTGTAGTCGATGATCAGTTTCCCGCTCGCTTCATGCGATGGGACGAAGGTGTTATTTCCACCCGGTAGAACAGCGGTCATGTTGTGAATCCTTTCACAATTGTTTCAGAAAAACCCACTCAACTGGGTGGATTAAGCTCCGTAGTAACCAAACAGGATGCGAACAGGGATTGCTTCACCAGCAGATCCGCTCGCAAGTGCAAGTGCTCCGTAGCAGTCCTTGTCTGTATTCGCGACGACGCCGCCGCCAGATGCGTCTGACTTGAGCAGGTCGCCCTGAGTGCAACCGCCGGTCCCGAGGACAAGCAGCAGCGGACGGTCTTCCTGTTGACCATCACCAACCATTGCGAATGAGACTGGGTCGCCAGAAGCGGCCAGATACTCAGTCTGCGATGGAAGAGGGGCATAGTTCGAAAACTCGAAACCGATGCCGATCATCTTTTCGCCTGCCCCACAGGTGGCGACAGTGTTTGTGCCAGATCGCTTAACAAAGCGAGATGGGCTGATGTTGGCAGATGCCTTGAACATGAGTGAATCCTTTCACTGGTGTATTCAATTGGTGTACAGACGGTCTTTGTCTCACCGTGAGACAGAACTAGCCAGCGGTGTTCTTGCCGCTTTTCTTGTCTGCACAGTACCGCTCGCGAGCGGTGACGTAGTCGACTTCATGGGTGCGGGCGTATTTCATAACGCTGTCAACGTCGGCAGCAGTCAGTTCATCAACGCCGTTGCCAGCTTCTGGCAGTTCGCCTTGCTTGCCGACGCCAGCTATTGCTGAGAAATCAGCGACAGCAGACGGGCTTTTGCGAGCGTACTTTTCGATGTCCTGAAGATCGGCGGTGAACTCGTCTTCCGTCTGAACTTCAGCTTTCTTCATGTAGCGTTCCATGTTGAACTCGTAGCCTTCAGACTTCAGCTTCGACAGTTTGCCGTATCGCTGAGATCCGAGAAGCTGAGCCTTCATGCTCGCATTCTCTGCTTCCAGTGCATTGAGCCGTGCTTCCAGAGCCTGAAGCCCTGCACTCTTGGAGTACTGTTCTGGTTTCTCGTCGGCCATTGGGTTTGATCCTTTATCAAATGGCGGTTTGTTCGGTGGACCGCCAGCATCCGGCTTGGGCGGCATCGTTTTCTGAGGTGGTGCACCTGCACCCATATCTGAACCAGCGTCAAGCGGAGATCCGCCCTGCTGGGGTTGTCCTGCTGGATCTGCTCCGGGCATTCCCGGAGCTCCGGGTGCTCCCGGTTGGCCAGGCTGATTGCTTTCGTCGATCGGCATGTCTGCCATCTGTGGTGCTTGATGGACAAGCGGATTCGGAGATCCCGCCTTGCCGTCTTCTTCCATTTTCTGCGTGATGTACTGACCGATCGCAGAGTTCAGGAATGCTTCCATGATCGACTTAATAAGGCTCGACGGCAGTTCTGCTTCGTCGTCGCCGTACTTGTCTCGATCGTCGCCCGGCACAAACGTCCCATTTCCGCCCGGTGCGACCATCATGTATCTCTCAACCTCAACGTCTTCCCCGTGTTCTGATGGACGATTGAAGTATCTGGCAGGAGGAAGATTTAATCTTGGCTCATCGGCTCCAAGTGCAGCAATCGGGTAGAACGATCGCTTGTGTACGTCCGGCAGAGGAAGAACCTCAACCGATCGCCCACGTCGACCCTTCAGCAGTTCGTCACGGTCTTTGCGGTGATACTCATCAGCAAAGATGGCGTAACGTGGCTTTCGATTGCCGATCATCCCGAGGCGATAAGCTCCGGTGTATCCGAGTACTTCAGGCTCCGGATCAGTCCGGTTGTCTGAGGTGTGTCCGTTAGTGATCGGGCAGAACTTGCCGACGTCTGCGATCTGCTCGTTCATGTTCTTGCAGATTGAAGCCAGAGCCTTGCGGTCATACTTCACTGCGGGAATCACGCGGCCATCGCGAGTCTTGCGGGCTGGGATCTCATGTTCTTCGAAGACAGGGATGTCACGCCGTTCCAGAAACTCAGACTCTTTGTGGTATCGTCGAGCTTCAGCAACTTCCGGCTCATCGCCAACATGAGAACGCCATGCCTCGAAGCACTGCCGATTCCTTTCGGCAGTGTTCGGGATATCAGTCATGGTCGACTGATGAAACCGGATAGCAAAATCCGGCTGGCTTTCCCCGTCCTTGGGTACTGGATGATTCATAGCTTCCTGCCTTGAATATCGAAACTACCCAGTCCATTGGGCAGTTATGCGAATTGTCAAGTATGCAAGATTGGCTGTCAATGACTCACGCGGTCAGAATCGACACTGCTGCGAGAATTAGTTTTCGTCGTAACCGCCGCCGGTCTTCTTGCTGGCTGCAATAGCTTCCACTACTCCGTCAAGCAGTTCATGGATCGTGTTATCGAGTGCGTCGACTCGACTGGTCATCTTCGCGAGTGACATAGCCCAAACGCGGGTATTGATTGGCAGGATCTTCCAGCAAGCCTGACATATGGCGACTTGCGTGCAATTATCCGGACGGTGCGGGGCGTGCCATTGCCCACAAGCTCCGCAGAGATGCTTTTCGCCTTTCGGTCCAGTTGCCATTACCTGCCTCGATTTGGTCGCTGAGATCCACGGTCAGGGTTACCGCGATTCGGTCCTGCTCCCTTATGTGGACGGTACGGACCCAAGACACGATCACGCAACTGTGAAACGACAGTCCTGCCTGATTTTTGCTCGACTCGCTTCCGGCGTTTCAAGTGCTGGATTCCGTTGACAATGACCGCCCTTCTCGGAACATAGCCACGGGATATGGAATCAAGGTAGTACTCGTACTGCGAACCGGCGACCGTTCCGCGAACTCGCAGCCGGTCCCAAACGAATCCACCCTTGGAGTTAGCGGCCAGAAACTCCTGAAATAGCTTAGGATGGACGTTCTTGTAACCATACGTCGGGCCTGAGCCTTTGGCGTTCCCGTTGCCAAACTTTTGCAGGTATTTGACGAACAGCGTCGAAGCCAGCGGGTTTTTCAGGTTCATCTGAAACCCGATGCTGTGCACGTTCGAACTTACAACGGGAACCATTCGCCCGGTAATTGCTGGGTCGTCCGTGTCATATCGCCCACGGAAATTAGCCGTCCGGATCTCGACGGTATTGTTCCCTACAAGCCGCATCCCCATCCAAGTCTGAGGCTCGGACGGAATGATCTGCCGGGGGGTTGGCCCCGATTCCGTCCGCGTGCCTCCAGCTTGCTCCGGCGTCTTGTTCCCGCCGAAGATCTCAGGCGTCAACTGCTCGATCAGATCGACTGCCTTACCAACGTCACCACTGATGTCACGCAATCCAGCCTTGAGCGTGCTTGCCAGTGCAGACCTAGCCCTCGCTGTTGACGGGTTGTTCGCTGTCTGGAGCAGGTCCAGAATCCCCCGGACTGCTTGCCTTGCTCCGCTGTGTACGCTTACGACGTTCTTTTGGGCGTCGTTCGCTAACTGGCTCAGTTGCTGGTCCAGCGTTCGATTCTTCCCCCGCAGCCTCTGGCGTACTCGGTGGATCTCCTGCATCAACGCTACCCGGTTCTGTGGCTCCGTCTTCGTTGACAGGGTTTTGATTTTCTTCAGGCTGTCCTGAATCTGTTTCTGTTCCTGCTGGTTCTGATTGAACTTCGGGAATAGCGGGCTGGCCATCGGAGAATTCCATTTCTGCGAAGTGCCGTTCAAGCAGTGCCCGGTGAACTGAGTCACCGTCAGCAACAGCCTTGGCAAGTGTCATTGTCGGGATGCTGAATACCCCGATTTTACCAGTTGCGTCTGTCACTGTGTAGACGGTCGCAACTTTGACCTCGTCAAAAGCAGTGTCGATGCTGTTAACCTCGATGTTACGCTGGGCAAGGATTGGGGATGCAATCCAATTCAAAGGGACCATTAGTCTTCTCTTTCTGTAATAGCTTCAGCAACTTCGCCAACACTGGCGACAGCCTCGGCAAAAACTATGTCGTTTTCCATCATCCACTGATTAGCGGCAACGAAACGCATCAGGTAAGTCAGCCCGGACTGAAGATGGCCAGCCGATACGATTGCCCTGTTCTTTCTTAGGGCGGTGATATGGTCACGAAGCTCCTGAATGGTCGCATCTTTGCGGCTGATGATCATGCTGCATTTAGCAGTCTCTTCATCCAAGTCTTTTTGCAGGCGCGACACTTGCTGATTAAGTGCCGTAATCTCGTCGCAGGCGTCCTGATACATTTCAGCGTAATGACCCCGGCTGACGGTCATATCCTGCAACTTCTCATAGTAGGACTCACGCTGCCAATGAAGATTGGCCTCCGCTGTCTTCAGGCTTTTGATCGTCCTATCTCTGTCGATAAGCCTGAGCGCCTGCATGACAGTCAGAACAGAGAAAATGATTCCGAAGATGATCCACGCCATAAACTAGCCTCTCTCTCGGTGTCGTGTTGTAAAGCCTTTTAGTCGGCCCGAGTCAGGAAGATACTCACCGCTTAGCTGGGTAGTAATAGCTGAATGAGCTTTTGCTGAGGAAATTGTTGAACCTGTCATGAAGTCGTCTGAGAAGCACAGATAGCGAAGTGCGTCACAGGAATGGTCATTCTTCTTCAGTGGTGCCCTGAGTGGATCTTTCGGATTCCTTCCGGCTTTCACCGATGGATCTGCCCCGCGTAGCCAGCGGTATGTCTTCATCTGCTGGACAAGTTTGGGGCAGTTGGTCCGGTGGATGAACAGCTTCGGCTCCAGTTTTATCTTCACCTTGCCTGTTGCCGGGTCGATGATTGGCATTCCGCGTTCGTCGTGCATCGGTACTGGTATCTGTGGCTTCAGCAGGTACTGAATATGCTCGATGCCTTCGAGAACGCTATTCTTGCCCCGCATCATGGATAGGTTTTCCACCTCAGGATTGTACTGATTCAGCTTCATCCCGATTCGCAGGTTGTCAGGCGATGACGGGTCACAATATGCCGGGCCATAAAGACTGTTATCTGTCGGCCACTCCCATTTGTGGTAGACGTCAGTCAGGTGGTCAACCGTCGTTTTGCTCTGGTCGTTGCTGACTTCCTCGTCGTAGATAAACCACTGCCCTATGCCGTTCTTGGCCCCCCAGTTGCAGACAAAATCGTTTTCCGGCCCTGCGCCCCAGTCAATCCCTCGACGATGCCGACAGCCTTTAATGCGGCCCCACATCTCATCACCCATGCAGTGCGTGGCGACATTGAAGTCTTTGTAGATGACTCCTTCATAGGTCGAGAACATACCCTTCATTCGGGTTTCCAGCATGTCCTCTGGGACCATCCCAAAGAACTCTTCAAACCACCGCTTATCAACGTGTCCAGCCTCCATTGCACACATCGTGTTCGCGTGGAAGATCCGCCAGTTCTTCGGCAGATACTTCAGCCCGGCAATAGGCTTCTCTGGCTCGTAGCCGTTCTCAATCATTTCCTCCAAAGTCTGACTCAGGTCAGCATCGACGGGCGTAAACTCGATCAGCTTTGATCCGGGGAAGTTGTATTCACGGCAACCGCGTAACACTTCTTCGAGAATGCCCCACGGGAACTGCTCGATGAATCCGAAGCCGCCAAGTGACCGTGCCTGCATCTTTCCACGCCCTTGACGCCAAGACTTGAACTCAAGGCTCCAGTTCTTTCCGGGATGTCCCGGAGGGCTTTTGAGCGGCACGCGGAACGGCTGGTTGTTGTTGCGGTTGTTCCAGTGAATACGCGGCCAGTCGACAACCTGCGGCGGCAGATGCCCTTGCTGGTTGAATTTCTCGTCCCACATTGAACCGATCTGCTCGTACGTTTCAGCGATCACCCAAAACGGGGTATCTCTACGTGGCGGTGGCGTTTCCAGAACGAAGCGGCAAATCTTGGCAATTAGGCAACTCGTCGTTCCGGCTCCGTTGCCCCCGGTTAAAAAAAGACACCCGTCACCCTTGCTCTCATAGAACGCCGTCTGCTCGTCGAATCGTTCTGGCTGGTCCGGTCGTGGAGTAAAGTGCAGGTATGCCGGGAAGTCCCGAACACTGCCTGTCTGTGATAATGCAACCATCCTTGGTTATCCTTGAAAACTGTCGTTATGGCAGAACTATCGGAACTCGTATCCGCGTTTACTTTTCGATCCGATCGAACGAATGTGTCCGATATCCGCCAATGATTCGTGCCAACGCCGCGTCTTTATCACGTCTCTTTCGGCTGGTGTAAACTTCCGGTTCGCACCACGGCACATCATCGCTGCTGCGAATGCTGAGGCAGAACACTTTCTTTGGCCGCTTCGGTTTCTTTTCTGGATCTCCCATAACTCCCCCAATTCAAACGCGGACAGTCACTCCGCGTTTACAAATTCACTTGTCGATTCCATAGATTCACCGGCAAGCGTCCGCTGTATCGCAGCCTGAACATTCACCTTCAGATCTACCATTGCAGCGATATATGCGGCGTTGATGTTGTCTTTCGCCAAATGGTAATCAATCCAACCGCTGACGTAGTGCAATGCCTTCAGCTTGCCGTTTTCTTCGGCCATTGCCGTCATCATCGTGATCGTGTTCATAATTCCCCCGCGCCTAGAGCTAGTGTGCTCCGCTGTTGGTCCCAATTAGCCCGCTGCTTCTTCGGTGACTTCGATCTCGATGGCAATTTCGTATGGTGGTGTTCGGCAAATGCCGACATGCCCCTCAAATGTCCTCATCAGGTCGTGCAGTTGCCAGCGTGACCATCCGTCAGCATCTTCCTTTTTTGGCTCATATTTCAGATCGGCGGTCAATGGTATGCTCGCGTTCAGTTTCCGGAATCGCTCGCGCAGGATCTTCCTGCCGTGGTCCGTTAGCTTTACGCGAACGCAGTCATTGAGATTGAATGGAACGTATCGCTTAGTTTTCATGATTCCCCCTGACTAGCGGAGTGCAGATCCGATAGTCGCTCTACCGACTCAATCGTCTCTCTGCGTTGAGTGACTCCGTTGTGATTTGCCTGATGTCACTCAGTGATTTCTTTTCATATTCGAGATCATAAAGCAGCGACTGTACAGCCTGCCTCATGCTGCTCGCTGGACGACGAGCGGTGACGTTGATCCAGATCGTGTAAGCGTCAAGACTACCGGCCACATCATTCGACTCAATGCAGGCCAGCAGCCTGGCTTTGGCGTCTTCAACTGCCGATGATTTTGTTTCCGTTGACATAAAATAACTCCAACCAAAGAACAGAGGACTACCGAACCGATCGTCAGAACACCCTGACGCGCGTGACAATTCGGGGATCGTTCACCTCAAAATTCTCAACCCAAACCTTA